CCAAATCGGTTAGCTTCAAGGCAGGAGGGGGGGTACCCCCCGCCCCTTTTTCCCCGTCCCGTCTCCTCCCCCTCGAAGTTACTCTCATACAGAAATTTGGTTTTAGCCCAATCTGGAGTCAATCTGAAATGACAAGTCAATCAGAAATAAGGAGAGTTAGTCTGGAATTAAGATTAACTGGAGAATCAGCCCAAGAAAGCTAGAGGTGTGTTGTCAAGTTCTGCTTGTCAAGTACCTTATTGTACGTACCAGTACGTACTGTACAGTACACCTTTATACCTGTTTAACCTCACATTCAATGAGCTTCTTTCTTAATTCCTCTACCCGCTCATCATGTCCCTTTCCTTTATGATAATTTAGCAGACATCTAAGCCTCTGAGCTACAGAGTAGGGAATGAAGTACTTTACTGGTCTTCCCATCTTCTTTCGTTTAGGTCTTTCAGTAGCAGACATCCTCCAATTCAATAACCTATTTATGAAGGTTTCTGTGTTCCATCTTTCATAGCATTGATTAGTGTGAAAGAGAATAGGGATTATAGCTCCATTCCGATGTTTAATCCTAATGACAACAGCTTCCTCCCCAGGATTCAGTATAGCTCCACAGTAGTTACAGTTTTGTTTATGCTTGATATGTACAAATCTCATATAAACCTCCTTATATTTTATAATTAGATTTTTCTAAAGTTTTTTGGGGTTACATATTTATATAGTTATATTATTACAAGCTAGGTTTTATCGTAAACTTTACGAAAAGTATCCCCTATAGAAATGTAAATCCATTAGGATAAGCCTAGCATATACCTAAAATCCTGTCAAGACTTTTATCCCACAAACTTTAATTAGCCTGCTATTTGACAGGGATAGTCGGATATGATAGCATATCAGTATTATGTCATTAAAAGAAGAGGTCAAGGGTGTGGCAAGGAACAGGAGAAGATTCCTTCTCTTGAGAATTGCAGATGTGGATACTGATACAGCTATGAAACTCTGTGGTATTCGTAAGGGGGTCTATAATAATTGGCTAAGAAAGGTACATAATACAGACAACAAATTCCTGGAGTTATATGGAAGAAGAGACGAACTTGCCCATGAGTTCAAGCAAGAAGCTATTCAGTTATTGAGAAGAGATAATCAATTAGCTGCAGTTCTACTAGAAGAAAGGATACTGGGAAGGATGAAGGAGGAAATAGAGTCTGGTGAGTATTCCCTTCTTAGAACCCAACTTGCCAGGGAAGTATATGCTAAATTGATTGGAGACCTTGATTACCAACCACAAGTCCAGCCAGTAACCTGGCAGCAAAGGGTTAATCAACTATTTATTCAGCAGCCAACACCCCAGGAGGTAATAGATGGTACAATCACTGAAGGCAAGAGCGGCTTCCTTACAGAACATCAGGAGAGCCTCACTCTCCAAGAGGGTAAACAGGAGTCTTCATAGGTTCAGAAGGCAATATAGAATCAAGGGATTTAGATATTGATGTTAAATACTGCTCTCATAGATAAGTTTGAGTCAGACCTTGATAAGTATATTGAGGAAGCCCACAAGGCAGGGTATAATTATTGGTCTATACTGGAGATGTGCTTGTTACTCAATGAACTTATTTCCAGTAAATGTATAGGCTTAATGATAAAGAGCCATGCCGAGTACTTGGTCAAAGGAGGGAAATAGGGTATACTAGCTTAACTCAGATGGATAAGATTCAGTTAATAGAGCAATTACTCCGCATAGATAATAAGAGTGGAGTTGTTGTACCATTCAAGTTCAATAGACTCCAGAGGTACTTCCAAACCCATAAATCAAGTAGGAATATCATCCTTAAATCCAGGCAGATGGGTTGTTCTAGTTGTATCTTAGCTGATATGTTCATGGATTGTATTACTGTTCCTCATACTCAATGTGCTGTAGTGTCCCATGAAACTCGGTCGACACAGAGATTATTAGACCGAGTCCAGTTCTATTATGATGCTATGGAAGAGCCTAGACCAAAACTTGGTGCTGAGAGCAGGTCAGAGAAAACCTTTCCTGAATTACACAGTTCTATTTATATTGGTACGGCAGGAGCTAGAGCTTTTGGACATGGAGATACCCTACGAAAAGCCTTACTAAGTGAACTCTCTCTGTATGAGGATGCTGAGACAATCCTCAATGGTGTGGAGGATGCTGTACCAATGACTGGTGAACTTACGATAGAGTGTACTGCAAATGGGGAGGACAATGTCTTTTTCAATAAGTGGACTAGAGCCAGAGAAGGTAAATCTCCATATAAGCCATTCTTTTTCCCCTGGTGGTGGGGTGAGGATTATGCCATCCCGAGAGGTTCAGAAATAGTTCTTCCTATAGACAGTGGAGAACTTTCCTTTACAGGTGAAGAGTTAGACCTTATTGAGAAGCACCATCTTACTGAAGACCAGATAAGGTGGAGAAGGTGGAAGATAGGAGAGAAGGAGGGTTTATTCTGGCAGGAATACCCTGAAGATGAGGTTTCGTGCTTCATCACAGTTGGAGACCCAGTATTTGACCAGTTTATTCTTACCAGTCTAGCCCAGAGCTGTTATGAGGGGGAAAGGCATAAACAGGGATGGACATTCTGGAAAGCACCAGAGCCTAAACTCAATTATGTAATAGGAGCAGATAGTTCTGCAGGAGCACCAGGAGGTAGTTATTCAGCAGCAACAGTTCTTAACAATAGATGGGAAGTGTGTGCTACTTTCCAGGCTAGGTTAGAGCCCCATGTATTTGCCAGTATTCTCAAAGAGTTAGGGATATGGTATAATAAAGCAGAAATAGCAGTAGAGAGGAACTTTACTGGTTATGCAGTATTAGGGCATTTACAGGATTACCCTAATATCTATCATCAGAGGGATTTTGTATCGGGTAAAGTAACTTCTCAAAGAGGTTGGTGGACTAATGTACAGACCAAACACTATATGATGGCTGCTACTAAAGACCATCTTAGCCTAATAAAGACATGGGATGTGAACTTGGTAAGACAATTAAGGGGATATAGGTACATTAAGTACAAAGCTACTGCCCAGACCTTTGATGACTTGGCTATGTCCCTAATGATAGCAATAGCAGTCCGTAAAGTATCAGGAGTATCCAGAGGCTACCGAGGAAACATTCCAGGGTGGAACTGGAGCTGAAGGAGGAATAAGTGCCAAAACTATTAGAATTAAAGAAAGTAATATCAGATATAGGACAACTCCAGACTTACTGGTATCCAAGGAACAATAAGTTCAAGGAATGGTATAAGATTCTGTGGATGATTGATAAACTAGCTGCAAGGGGAATGGAGTCATACGTATCCAATGAACCTGTTACCTTCTACAACATGAGTCATTATCTTCTTACCAAAGGAGAGCTATCCCATTCTACACCTATTGAGTCAGAGTCAGTCCAGGAACTTGACATCAGAGCTAGAGTCCATCGTGGCTGTCAATATATGTGGGCTCAGATAGATAGAGAGAGGCAGCTTGGTGGCAACCAACCCTATGTGGATGAACTAGCTTCATATCTTTTAGCTCTTGGCTGGTACAGTACAGTACTAGCTTTTGATAAATCTACTGGTCTTATGAAAGCTCAAGTATGGAATCCAGCAGATACCTTTCCAAAATATGGTAATAACAGACTTATTTCTTGTGTCCATTCCTATAAGATAACTGGTGAAGAGGCTATAATAAAGGCAGAGGAGAATGATTGGAACTATAAACCAAAATGGGAGGCTTCGGGAACAGTAACTCTGGATGACTACTTTTACAGTGATGGTATTAACCTTTACAATATGGTCTTGTTAGACAAGCAGGATGTTACTGGTTGGGTAGAAAGACCAGAAATGACTATTCTTGTAGCCCCAGTGGGAGGTTTTCCTGATAGAGGCAGTATAACACCACAGGGAGCTGATTGGAGGAAACTAGCAGGAAGGAGTATCTTTGAAGCTACTGCTACTGTAACAGATGCTTTTAATAAATGGAAGTCAATAATATCCCAGGTCTTAAGGGATACAGGGCAACCAGTAACAGAAGAATTCAGTGCTACACCTCAAGCTACTCCTGAGCAGTTAAGGGAGAGAGGAGCATTATTCCACTATGCACCAGGAGAACAAGGTTTGGTCAGATTACCTCCAGCAGCAATACCAATAGAAGTTCAAGCCAATCTTCTTGAGTTAAGAAGGGAGATGCAAAAGGGTAGTTTCAATGATGCTGTTTATGGTATGGTAGAAGGGCAACCAGGTTATGCTTTAAGTCTACTAGCCACATCATCTGCCAATCAGATACTTTACCCTTATATGGATGCCAAGCACTTTATTATTGGTGAGGCAGATAGATTCTGGCTTACCAATCTGAAGACTTCTAAGAGAGTCTTCAATATAAAGGGTAAGTTTGTAGAGAAGTTACATCCAACAGATATACCAGATGACGTAACTGTAGTTGTGGAATCAGATGTAGCTACTCCTAAGGATTGGTTAGAGAGAGGCACAATAGGTGGTATGCTCAGACAAGATGTAGATAGAGCTACACTTCTTGGTGAGATATACAAGTTCCCAGACCCACAAGCTATTATTAGAAGAAAGAGCTTGGACAATGTCTTAGACCATCCAGTGTCCAAAACAATAGAAGTGATAGCTGGGCTTAGTACTTATGCTGACTATCTTGACTTCAGGGGTGATGATAGACAAGCTGCCTTATTCCGAAAGGCAGCACTAACTATGGAAGCTCAGTTAGGAGCACCAGCTCCAGGTCAAGGCAGACCTACTGAGATGCCAGGGATATTAGCTGCTAGAGAGGCAGGAGCACCTGCTGAGAGACCAACAGTCACTCCCCAAATAGCTCCACCTGAAACAAGGGGTTTTACTCCTATGGAATTGAGAAGGGCTATTGGTAAAGGAACAGTGAGAAAGGTGTAAATGTGCAGTACTGTACAGTACTGTACAATATAAGGAGAAAAGAATGCCTGATGGTATAGAGTTTCCAACCCTTCCTATAATACCTAAAATCTTCAATGAGGAAGATACAGCAAGATTAAAGGAACTTGAGGCTTTGAGGACTCAGATGTCTCAAGTTTATCAGACCAAGTTCTCTCCAGAAGCCTGGGCTAAGGTTAATCCCATGGAAAAGCTATCCAGGGAGATGCTTGTACGATTTGCCCCAGTAATAAAGCCTGTTACACCTTGGCAATGGGGATGGGATTATGGACTTACTCCTGAGCAAAATCAGCAGTACACCATTAAGGTAGAGACTGAGTATAAAGAGCTTGTTAGGAAACAGAAAGTAGATGAACTTACTCCTGCAATCCAAGAAGGTATAAAGCAGTTAGCTCTGGCAGGTACTCCTATTACGGATAGCTCAACCCTTAACCAGACTTTTAAGAGTATTGGTCTATACTTCAATGAAGAAGAGATTGCTAACATCGTTGCTTATGCAGATGCAGTAAGCAAGATGACAAAGGAAGACCTTCTGACTATTGGTACACCACAGGCTGATAATCGTAGATTGTTGGATGAATGGTTATTGACTAACCTTGCCAGAATAACTCCCAGTCAGATTCTTTCTACAGTAGCCTTTTCTAAGGATATGGAAGCTATTGCTGCAGCTCTACAGCAAGCCTATCCTCCTTATGCAGAAGCTCCTATTCCAATTGCCCCTCCAGCAGAAGAAGCAACACTAGAGAGTCTTCAAAGAACGTATGACGAAATAGCCGAGCAAGGGAGTCCCATTGCTATAACTGATGATGCTACTGGTATTATAACTGATGGTTTAATCAGAAAGGATAATAGTATCTGGGTAACTAACAAGGATACTGGTGAGCTTGAACTTTTTGGTTCTTATGTAGAAGGAGTTGGTATTGTTCCTCTATCACTAGATGGTACTCCTTTGGTAGATGAGAGTGCAAAGGAGAGTGTAGCTAAGGATATGTTTGATGCTCTGTTGAAGAGCTATACAGAGATGGGTACAACCTATATTGCTGCTTTCTGGGAGTACCTGGCTGGTACAGTCCTACAGCGGAAGGAAGCAATGGGTTTAGCAGAAGCAGAGGAGAAGACTAAACTGGAAAAGGTGTTTGGTGTACTTGAACAAAGTCCGATACAGAAGTTAGCAGACAAGATAATTGGCAGTAAGATGTCTGATGAGATGAAGGTTAAGACAACTCAGATGTTCAATGGCTATATAAAATCAGCTTTAAGGAAGAGAAGTGAGACAATAGCAGCATACCAAACATGGCTCAAGGATAATCCCCAATTACAGCCCAGGCAGAGCTATATAGTAGATACAGAAGGACTTGGTTTCAAAGAGACTCTCAAGAAGCATGGTAGTGCCATTCTAGCTGACCCTTCTTATCTTATGTATCTTTGGGCTGATAATGCTGCCACTATAACAGCCATTGCAGCTACTATTGGGGTAGCTGTTGGGACAAGAAGTTATCCTTTGACTATGGCTGTTGGTTCAGTTTTATTCTCCCCATTGGAGTCAGAATCTCTCTTTACAGACTTGAAAGCAAGTGGAGCTACTGATGAGCAGGCATTAAGGATAGCTCCAACAGGTGGTGCAATAATAGCATCTCTTGAGTGTGTTGGTGCTATCCCTATTGCCAGAGCATTTAGTCCTGCTTTTATGAGTATACTCAAGAGAGGTATATCCAGACAGCTTGCTAAGAGTTTGCTTACACAA